GCTGGTAAAACAACTCAAGGTGTTGAAGCAACAGCAGTTGGTGCTAATTCTGGCAAAACAAGTCAAGGTGAAAACGCAACAGCAATTGGTAGTTATGCAGGTGTTACAACTCAAGGTGCAGGCGCAACAGCAGTTGGTGACAGAGCAGGTGCAACAAGTCAAGGCGTAGACGCAACAGCAGTTGGTGGTTTCGCAGGTAAAGATAATCAAGGCTTTGAGGCAATGGCAATTGGTAAAGAAGCAGGTAAAACAAATCAAGGCCAAACGGCAGTGGCAGTTGGTACCGCTTCTGGTAAAACAAGTCAAGGTATAAACGCAACAGCAATTGGTAGTTATTCAGGTAATATAAGTCAAGGCCAAACGGCAGTGGCAGTTGGTCACAGTGCAGGTTATAGCACCCAAGGCGCACAGGCTGTTGCGTTAGGTACTTATGGCGGATCTGAAAACCAAGGCGCACAATCAGTGGCAGTTGGAATGCAATCCGGTGAATTTTATCAAGGCGCTGCTGCAGTAGCAGTTGGACGAGGCGGTGGCGGATACATTCAAGGCCTACAAGCAGTAGCAATTGGTGACGGAGCAGGCAGAAATGTGCAAGAATCCCAGAGTATTGCTATCGGGGCTGCCGCAGGTGGTGGTAGTAAATATGAAAAAACATATGTAAGTCATGCTGGTACAAACTTAGAATTAAGCGATACAACAAGTCTCATCGTAGGTGCGAAAATTTCAAATACACAAGGAGTCACTTCTGGAACCGAAATAACAGCTATTGTAGATGGCACCAACGTAACATTAAATCAAGGACTTACTGGAACACCTGCAGCAAATAGCGTAAACTTTCATCAAAACGGACAAGGCACAGAATCAATAGCAATTGGTAAAGAAGCAGGTAAAACTAGTCAAGGCACACAATCAATAGCAATTGGTAACGACGCAGGTAAAACAAGTCAAAGCAATTTGGCAGTAGCAATTGGTGAAAGTGCAGGCCTCACAAATCAAGCCCAACAAGCCGTAGCAATTGGTACTGGCGCAGGTACAACCAATCAAGGCGGTGCCGCAATAGCAATTGGCAACGGCACTGCGGTTAATGATCAAGGCGAAAGTGCGATAGCGATTGGTAATTTGGCTGTCTTAGCTGGCCAAGGCGACAACGCAATAGCGATTGGGAACAGGGCAGGCGGATTTGTAAATCCGCAAGCAGCAACTTCGATTATATTAAACGCAACTGGTACCCAAATAGAAAATACAACAGCAGATAGTTTTGTAGTTAAACCAATCAGAAACTATCCAATAACAACTATACTTGGGTATAATAACGCAACAGGCGAAATTACGTACCATACGGCAATACCAGGATATACTAATACAGCAGACTTGAAAGCATTAGTAGCAGAAAGTACAGACTTTGCAGACTTTCAAACTAGAATAGCGGCACTATAAGCAGATACGGTATAAACTAAATTAGGAGCCCTTCGGGGCTCCTTTTTATATAATTGAACAAGCAAGATAAATTGCTTATCCCTATTTTCTATTGAATGCTAATAAATATAACTAACAAGTCAAAACAACGGGGAAAACCATGGCAATTACAAGACAAATAGTATCAAAAAGTATCAACGCAACTGCAACAACTTACGTAGGTAAAGACGGTGAAGTGTGGGCTGATCCAGTAAACAACACACTTAGAATAGGCGACGGCACAACAGCAGGTGGTATTTTACTTACAGGCGGAGGAGGTGGCGGTGGTGCTACAACTTGGGCCACTTTAGGTGATAAAAATAATGCCAACGGTCCATCAGAAATTGCACTTGGTGAAAGTGCTGGACTAACAAATCAAAGTGATGAAGCAATAGCAATTGGTAAAGACGCAGGTAAAACTACTCAAGGATATCGTGGAATAGCAATTGGTAAAGGCGCAGGTACAACTACTCAAGGCCAACTGGCAATAGCAATTGGATATCAAGCAGGTGAAACAGCTCAAGAAAGTTGGGCCACAGCAGTTGGCTTTGTAGCTGGTACTAATACCCAAGGCGAAGAAGCAACAGCAGTTGGCGCACATTCGGGTCAAGTAGGTCAAGGTGCTGGTGCAACAGCAATTGGTGTATCTGCTGGTAACGTTGGTCAAGGTGCTGGTGCAGTAGCAATTGGTAAAGAAGCAGGCCCTTTAAACCAAGCCGCAAACTCAATTGTAATTAACGCAACTGGCAATACTCTAAACAACACTCAAGCAGGTAGTTTAAGAATTAAACCAGTTAGAAACGCAAGTGGCACTCACAGTTTAGAATATAATCCAACCACAGGCGAAGTTACATATGACACACTTGCTAGTGGTGGCTTACCTAGCAGATCCCCTCCAATCGGCGCAACAATCAGTTTAGCAGATGGTGCCGAAGCAGACTTAGACATTACAGGATTCAAATCATACACATTAATGACTATCACAACAGACAAAGCGGCCCGTGTAAGATTGTATGTGAATGCTGCAACAAGAACAGCAGATGCGGCAAGGGCAGAGGGTATTGATCCAACATCAGACGCAGGTGTTATTGCTGAAGTAATTACCACAGGCGCAGAAACTGTTATTATTAGTCCAGGTGCTATTGGATTTAACTTAGAAAGTTCGCCAACTACAAATATACCATGTAGAGTTACAAACAAAAGCGGTAGCACAGGTACTGTACAAGTAGGCTTAGACATACTACAACTGGAGGCGTAACATGGAGTTGTTCCAAGTAACACTAAAACGTGATGTAGACATTGACGCTTTCTATGATGATATGGAAACACCAGGCGGTGCTATAACTATTCCAGATAGAAAAGTAGAGTGCGAAGAAAGAAGACCAACTTCAAGAACCACAAGCTATATGCTTACCTTGGAAGAAGCACAAGAAGTAAGTTATGACGACAGAGTAGAAATAGTTGTTCCACAGAGTGTATTGGACAGACAGACCGTAGTTAACAATGCTACATACACAGGTAGATTTACCAAAAGCACAAGTCCAACTGGATCAATGATTACAAACGCTGACGGTGCTTCCAGAGTTACATATACCAACAATGATCACTTCAACTGGGGAATACTAAGACACATTGAAAGCACCAACAGATCAGGTTGGGGCGGCGATGCTGGGAGTTCATCTGATAGGCGTGTTGATGACACTGTGACATATACAGCAAGTGGCAAGAATGTAGATATCATCATTGTAGAGAACCACACATGTAGTGATCACGCAGAATATTCAAGCAGATTAGTAGATTATAATTGGGGGCAACACTACAACACAATAACAGGTGGCACAAACTACACCTACAGCAACGCAGATGCTCGTGACAACTATAATCAAGAAAATAACCATCCAACAGCAAGTGCCTCCTATGCGGCAGGTGAAAGATTTGGACTTGCCAAAGACGCCAATGTATATATGTTTGATGCGACCTACGAGCAAAGCAAATCAGGTGGTGGTAGCACTAACAGAACCTTTGCCTACATTAGAGAATTTCACGCAAACAAATCAATCAACCCAGCAACAGGTAGAAAGAATCCTACTATTGTAAATTTAAGTTTGGGATCAGTCAACATCTATTCAGGTGCCAGTGTAGCACACTTCCAAGGTGTGACATTAGACAAAGGCAACGGCAGTACATTCCTTACTGATGCTGAACTGTTGGCTCGTGGGGTATACAAGAACACTGGTAAAGCGTGGACTGATTTTAACAGCAACACCGACTTTCAAGTAAACAGTTCTGCACCTAACAGTGATTTGGTAGATGCCATAGCAGAAGGCATTATTGTGGTCTCTGCGGCTGGCAACGGTAATGCTTACAATGATGTATCAGGTGGCGACAACTGGGACAACTATATGGTTGATGGCGCCGCATATGCAAACAAAGACTATTTCTTCAATGGCTACTATCCATTTAGAGATTATTATATGCGTGGCGACAACTACTCATTCAACGGAGCAATAAACGTAGGCGCTCTAAGCAACCGCATAGATCAAGGTAAATCAGACTTCAGCAACTGGGGTCCGGGAATAGATGTATATGCCGCTGGAGAGTATGTGATGGGTGCTATGATGAAAGATGAAATTGCCTACGGTAATCCCTATTACGGTCAGGAAAGCAATACACCAAAATGGGATACAATGGGTTCGCAAGGCGGCACAAGTTACGCCTCACCTTTAATAGCAGGTATGTTGGCTTGTTTAGCAGAAGTATATCCTACACTGACACAGGCACAAGCAAGAACATATTTACAAAACAATGCTGTTACAGGATTGATGGCAGATACAGCAGACGCAATAGATGTAGATGTAAGCACAAGAGTAAGTACGGACGGTTCAAACATTGATAGAATAGCATTGTGGAAGAATCACAGAGCCATATCAGGCAATATAGCGTTCAACACATACAACAAAGACGTAAATAGTCGTCCTACAAGTGGATTAATGTATCCTCGTACAAGAACACGTAGGCGTGGGTAATAAACGGTATGAACTAAATTAAGAAAAGGCTCTACGGGGCCTTTTCTCTTGACTTATGATAACATTAATGTTATAATAAAGGTTATTAATACTAGTAGGAGTACGTATGAAAGTAGCAATTGCAGGTTACGGATATGTTGGTAAGGCACATGAAGCAATTTTATCCAACTACTATGACATTGAAATAGTAGATACTGGACTTGATGAATACAGAAATATAGTTAGCACTGATGTAGACGCAGTGATTATATGTGTGGCTACCCCAAGCAGATCAGATGGGTCATGTGAAATGCGACACGTATACGATGTTATTGAAACATGTCCTGATGTACCAATATTAATTAAAAGTACAATTAGTGTTGATGGTTGGCGCATGATAGCTGAAACATTCCCGCAGACGAGTTTAACATATAGCCCAGAATTTTTACGTGCTGATAGTTGGATGGAAGACGCCCTGGCAATAGATCATATTTACCTGGGCGGTAGAGCTACAGGCTTTTGGACAGACATGTTTTTAAATGCACTGGGCAAAATAAGTGTTACTGTAAATAAGCCAACCAGCCTAGTAGCGGCAAAGGCGTTGCGTAATAATTTTCTTGCACTCAAAGTTAGTTTCTTTAACCAGGTTGAAGACTATTGTAAAGCAATGGTGATTGATACACAAGAGACAATTGATGCTATCACACAAGACCCACGTATTGGTGATAGCCATAGTACAATATCTCAAGAACGTGGATTTGGTGGACATTGTTTCCCCAAAGACCTCAAAGCAACTGTTACATCTGCTCATAAGTATAACACACGATTAACTCTACTTGAAGAAACTTTAAATTATAATGAAAGTATTAGAAAAAAGTCTTGACAATCAGTGAGTTATCATACATAATAGTACAAATGGAGACTTAAATGGATATTGATGAAAATGAAAATCCTTCGATGCAGAAGTTACTGGATCGTCAACAGGATCTAAAAAAGAAATTAGTACAAGCACATCGTGCTGGTATGAGTGGGCAACTGGTTGGGCAAATACAATCAATGATTGAAAACGTCGAGTTTGAAATTTACAATATGTCAGAACTTGATAAGCTCAATAACAAGCCTACTACAGATGACGATGATTTTATAATTGGATGAAAATGAATTCAGCAGGACAGCTAGTACTAAAGGAAACTGATATGATTGAAGCATTGTATCAAGGAAAAACTGCGGATAGTATCGTGGTTGAAGATACAAAATGGATTAACAGATACAACAATTTAGTTGAATTATTTGATTTTCCTGACAGTAAGATAGACTATGAGGTTCAAAGTGGGCTAAGTAGTAATGAGTTCGTGGAACAGTGTGTTGGACCAGATAGTTGGAGCATGCCAGATGAATACAAGCAACTGGATATCAAAAACTATCTTCTGGCAGATCTTACATGTGATGTGAGAATTGCAAGAGTAAAGCAAGAGTACCAGGAATTTGAAAAGCGTAATATGATTCCAGTGTTACAGTTTTTAGTTTACTTCTTGAAAGAGTGTAGACAAAAGGGTGTTGTGTTGGGCGTAGGGCGTGGGTCAAGTGTTGCTAGTTATATATTATTTTTAATTGGCGCACACAAAATTGACAGTATAAAATATGAATTAGATATTAAGGAGTTTCTTAAATGAAATCTGTAAAGACAGCCCGAGGGCGAACTATAGATATGGCCGCATTGGCACAAAAACACGAAAACGAACGGGCTGTTGGAAATGTTCCTATGAACGCCAAGGGTGATAGACTGGACAACAAAGGTAATGTAAAAGAAACTATTCAAAACATTAGCCGTAAGCAACATGATGCTGTTGAGCCTCCTCAACAAGTTGCTATAAGCAATCCGGTTCCAGTTGAGGAACCAGCAGTTGTTGTTGAAACACCATCTGCCCCACAGCCAATTAATGAAAGTACACATGAGCGAGAAGACGGTTCACGCTATGTGGAAATTGAATATGATGACGGCAGTATCGAAACAAAAGAAATAGAGGATTAATAATGAGTACCATTACACCAATTCGCGACAAAGTCTTAGCTAAAATGATTGATGGGTTTGGACATTTTACAACATCTGCTGGACTTATTATTGCAGAAAAGGAAATGACATCAGAGTCAATACGACCACGGTGGTTTGAAATATTGTTTACTGGTCCAGAGCAAGAAGATGTAAAGCCTGGAGAGTTTGTACTAATGGCACACGGACGTTGGAGTCGTGGTATTGATTATGAAGGTGATAAAGTTTACTTCCTAGACAATGAAGAAATGTTAGTAGTATCTGAGGAACTCCCAGATGGTATTAATGACGGCAAGGTATAAAAACTTTATTCTTTGGTACCATCATTTACGTGCAGAGGGTGTACGGATGTATGGAGCAGATCAAAGATGCTTGCCATTACATGCAAGATACAGTAAATGGAATTGTTTCCGCTGGGCAGTAAGTAACAGCGGTACCCATAATATAGATGGATCATATTTGGAATGATAAGAATTGGAATCAACGGCTTTGGTAGAATCGGTCGTTGTGTCACACGGCACATCATGGACGAGCGCAGTGATATGCGAATAGTTCAGATTAACGCCACTGGTGGTCAAGAAACAAATATGCACTTGTTAAAGTATGACAGTGTACACGGCAGGTATCGCGGCCAAATGCAGCAAGATATAATTTGGACAGAAGAACGTGATATTGAAAAGATCAAATGGCAAGATGTTGATGTTGTACTAGAATGCACAGGTGCATACAACAATGGACTAAAGTGTATTAATCACACTATTAATGGTGCTAGAAAAGTTGTTATCAGCGCACCTGCTAAAGATTGTAAACGTACAGTTGTGTACGGCGTTAATCATACTGATATTACAAAATCTGAACATGTTGTGAGTAATGCGAGTTGTACTACAAATTGTCTTGCTCCACTTGTTAAAGTGTTGGATCAAGAGTTTAAAATAATTGGTGGACAAATGACCACTATACACAGTTACACTGGTGATCAGGCAACTATTGATAAAAAGCACAAAGATCCGTATAGATCAAGAGCTGGTGGAGTAAACATTATTCCCACTAGCACAGGTGCCGCGAAAGCTCTTAGTGAAGTGTATCCACTTGTGGGTAAGATCAAGGGCAGTGCCATTAGGGTGCCAACACCAAACGTAAGTTGTATTGACTTAACAGTACAAGTAAAACAGGAAGTTACTGAAGAGATAGTTAACCAATGTGTCAAAGATTCCATAAGTCAAGGAATGCGTGGCATCATTGGATATGAAGAACTACCGCTTGTAAGCAGTGACTTTAATACTACATCTGAGAGTTGTATTTTTGCTCCTGATCAGACACGAGTTGTTGACAATCACTTGGTTCGTGTGTTATCATGGTACGATAATGAATGGGCTTTCAGCTGTAGAATGGCAGACGTTGCTGCATATATAGCGAGGCAAATATGACAACAGAAAAATTTACAAAAATTGATATGGTAGTAGAGTTGTTATCAGATGATTTCGAAATGATTGAAAAAGACGAAGATATCGTATTAGATACAACACCAATGACTCCTACAGAAAAAGCAAGACTAAAACAAATTATAGAGGCAAATAAATGAAAGACTTATGGGTAGAAAAGTATCGTCCTAAAACAGTAAACGAATATGTGTTTAAAGACGCTGATCAAAAGCGTCAGGTTGAAGGATGGGTAACTGATGGAGGTATTCCGCACTTACTGTTTAGTGGTGCACCTGGCACAGGTAAAACTACACTAGCTAAAGTACTGATTAACGATTTAAATGTAGAAAAAGCCGATGTGTTGACCATTAACGCAAGTCGTGATAATGGTGTGGAGATGATCCGTAAAAAGATTACAGCATTTAGTGAAACAATGCCTTGGGGAGACTTTAAAATTATCCTACTTGATGAGGCTGATCACATATCTCCAGAAGGACAAGCGGCATTGCGTGGTGTGATGGAACAGTATGCAAGTGTTGTTCGCTTTATCCTTACTTGTAACTATCCCAATATGATTATTCCTGCAATCCATTCAAGATGTCAAGGTTTTCACATTACATCACAGGATCAGGTAGACTTTACAGCTCGTGTTGCTGAGATATTAATTACTGAAGGCGTTGAGCCCAGTATTGATGATTTGGATTTGTATGTGAAAGCAACATATCCTGATTTACGTAAAACAATAAACACTGTGCAAATGAACGTTGTTGATAACGTACTAAGAACATTGGAACAAGAAAGTAGCGGTGGCGACTGGAAGATTAATATGGTTGCACTGTTTAGAGAAAATAAGATTAGAGAAGCACGTAAACTTATCACACAAAGCGCACGTCCAGATGAGTACAATGACATTTTTAAGTTTTTGTATCGCAATTTGGAGTTCTTTGGTAAAAACGTAGATCAGCAAGACGAGGCTGTAATTGTTATTCGTAATGGCATGGTAAAGCACACACAAGTTGCTGATCCAGAAATTAACTTATCAGCAACAATGATTGAGTTAGAAAAGATTGGCAAATGAAAATAGTTGTAATTGCACTTGAAGCTGAGCTTCCGCAAGAGTTACCAGATGGTTATTACAAAATAGTCACTGGGGTAGGCAAGTTAAACGCCGCTATTGAATTGTGTACACGAATTGCTGTTATGCCCAATAGTATTACTGAAGTTATTAACTATGGCACAGCCGGCATTGTGTCAAAGAAGCCACTTATTGGACAGTTAGTACGGCCTGATGTTATCATACAGCGTGATATGTTAGCAGAACCGCAAGCACCACGTGGTGTTGTGCCGTTTGAACAAGGCGATACTGCTGGACCAATCCTATTAAACACTGACACTAATATTACATTGGGAACTGGAGACAGTTTTGTAATGGACACTGATCCATGGTTTGACTATGCTAGTATAGACTTGGTTGACATGGAAGCATATGCACTGGCCAAGGTTGCACGCCGATATAATATTCCGTTCAAATGCTACAAGTACGTGAGTGACTTTGCAGATGAAAATGCCGCAGACACCTGGCAGGAAAATGTGGACAAAGGTGCAGATTATTTCTTAAAAACTTTTATTTAATTCTTAACTCATTGTTTTTGCTGAGTTTTTCTGTTCTGGTTTTGGTTGACAACCAAGACGTTTTACCGTATAATCATGGTATAAGTTAACAAAATAGGAGTTCAACCATGCAATACAAAGTTTACCAAATCCAACTTACAGATGCTGAAATTGACTTGATTAACGAAAAAGGTCATAACGCTGTACACAAACAGTCATTAAAGTTAGACATGAACTTCAAAGATAACACAGGTTCAATTGCCGCTGATGCGTTTAAGCGTGGTTACTATACACATGTAGCAAATATTACTGCTGATACACTGGAAGGTGTATTTCATATAGGTAACATGGGTCCTGAAGAAAATATTGAACGTATGTCACGTATGCATAGTATCAGTATTGGTGATATTGTTGAAACTGCTGATGGTGAGCAATCTGTTGTTGCTACGTTTGGATTCAAAGAAGTGGCTTGACAACGTCACTTTTTTAATGTATAGTGATATGGTAATAAAGAAGGAATAGGTTATGGAATTAGTATTAAACGGTCCAGTTACTGAACGCCAAGAACGTATGTTACGGCGAGCTGTTGCCTTTTTTCTTGATAAACTGATGTCAAAGAGATTGCAAAAGTCTCTTTACATTGAAATGGATATAATAAAAAACCTGGAGAAAGAAACAGGTAATTGCGGTACTGCAACATGGGAGGACGAGAATGTTCGTCCTAAGGATTTTACTGTCGAAGCAAATTGGGACGGTAAAAAAGGTTTTGAGAAGACACTGGAAACCATTGCCCATGAACTAGTACATGTTAAACAATTTGCACGAGGCGAGATGGTTGACTTGATGAGTGTCAGAAAAGTCAGCTGGCAAGGTACACGATATGACAGAGCAGATACGGAATATTGGGACTTGCCATGGGAGATCGAAGCTCACGGGAGAGAACGAGGACTTTTTGTCCGACTATGTGAAGCTGATCCTGAGATCAGCAAATACTGTGGCTATTAAGAAAGGAACATGGCTATGACTAATATTATTAAATTTATCAAATGGAACTTCACTGAGATGGAGTCTTGGAAATATCGCTATATGGCATATTTTTGCTGGGTAATTGGACTAAGTGCTTATGACCCAGGCTCTATCTTGGCATTGCTTGGATTAGCGTTTATGTTTACTGATTTTACTGTAACGCTAGTAATGGATTCATATCGGAGGTTCAAAATTGAGCAGGATGGATAATCCGCTCTGTTGAGGAAACAATGAAATACGCTATTAAAATACCATTTACTGACCCTGATGACGAGAGCACCTGGCTTTTCGTCACAGAGTCACGTCGTGAAGATTTTGACGATGTCCATGTAAAAGTATTCAAAACAAAAGAAAGTGCCCAGAAGGCCGCTAAGATTTGGAAAAAACACAAGGTAGTGGAATACCAGGATGAGAGTTAGAATAGGTCCTTATCGAAAGAACCGTGCTACACGGGTTGAGATAGAACCACACGACACTTGGAGCATGGATCATACACTTGCTATGATTATTCATCCGATGCTTGTACAACTTAAAGCAACGCAACACGGACATCCTTCAAATCTTACTGAACAAGAGTGGGACCAAATACTAGACGAAATGATCTGGGCGTTTGGACAGAAAGCAAAAGATATGGATGCTGGAGATATGTGTGCAGACAAATGTACAAGTTTTGGTGATCCAGTTTGTAAAGCGTGTATGAAAGAAACACAATTAAGATTAAACAGTGCATTTGCATTATTTGGAAAATATTATGAAAACTTATGGGATTAAAATTATGGATCAGGAACAAAAAACAAACGTTTTGGAAAACTTAAAGAATGGTGAGGTTACAGTCACTTTTACCAAAGTTAACGGTGATAAACGAGTAATGACTTGTACACTTAATGAAGCAGTACTACCGCCTGCTAAAAAAGATGACCCACTGACACAAAAGAAAGTACGTGCTATCAATCCAGAAGTATGCAGTGTATGGGATGTAAATGCCAAAGGCTGGAGAGCTTTTCGTTGGGATAATGTAGTAGAGGTAGAATAATGCGTACAGCATATCTATTTGATGTAGACGGAACATTAACACCAAGTCGCTGTGGTATGAACGGCGAGTTCCGTATTTGGTTTTGTGAGTTCATGAGCAACAACGATGTATTCCTGGTTACTGGTAGTGACTATGGAAAGACTGTTGAACAGTTGGGAACTGTTATTACAGAAAATGTAAAACGTGTATATGGATGTAGTGGTAATGATGTCTGGCAACACGGACGAAACACATACTCAAGTGAATGGAAATTACCAGACCTAGCAAGAACATTCTTAATCAGTTGTGAATACGAAAGCCCATTTGAGATACGCACAGGTAATCATATTGAAGAACGTCCTGGTGTAGTAAACTTTAGTGTAGTTGGCCGCAATGCAACCAGAGAAGAACGTGCAAAATATGTTGAATATGATCAAGCCACTGGCGAACGCAATAAAATTGTACAAGCATTCAACACAATGTTCCCAGATCTAACAGCAACAGCCGGTGGAGAAACTGGCTTGGATATCTATCCAAATGGCAAAGATAAAGCACAGATTTTGGACGATTTTTCCGAGTACGATTCAATAGTCTTTTTTGGAGATCGTTGTGACGAACTAGGAAACGACTACACGCTTTCTCGGGCGATTTCAGCTCTGTCAGAGGGCAAGAACAGCCTAGAGTACGGGCGTGGTAAATTTTATAATGTAGAAGGTTGGCAAGATACTTGGAAAATACTTCAAAATAATTTACAACCTGTTGAAATCTAAAGAAACTTTTTTACACTTTTTTGTTGACAAGTAAGACGTCTTACTGTATATTGTATTAGTAAGTTAAAAACACTAGGAGTTAATATGTTAGATCAAACAGTAACATTTGAAGATGTAAGCGCAGAAACAATTGCAATGGAATTTGTTCAATTTGAAGATGTAGATGCTGACACACTTGCTATGGAACACTTTGACGATATGAAAACTGAACTATGTATGGATTCAGTTTGGAGCATTTGGGAAGCTGCGGCACTAAGTGCTGATGACTTATTATTTCAAGATCGTCAGTATTTGGTACGTTACCAATTTGTACGCTCTGATTCAACATGTGAAGAAATTTACGATGATTTGCAGAATGGTACAAAAAGCTCAATGGCTGAAGTAACAATGTTTGCCGTAAGTGGCAGTATTAAACATCTTTGGTTTGCCGCCGATAGTTGTATTAAACAAAGTGGTACACATCATTCTTACATTGAAGATTTTGAAATGCAAGAAGATGGTTCACTATTACTAATTACTGGATCTTAAGGAGACATTTAATGATTAGATTTTTTATCGGACTTGTAATAATTTTAGGTGCTGTTGGTGCAGATGATTTTGCACATGAAGCAGGACTATTACCTCCTTCCCTTTGGGAAACAGCAGGGTGGTGCGCCCTTGGACTAGCCTTCATGTTGTGGGCTCTTCCTAAACTCGCCAATCAACAATAACTCACTCTACCATACAGGAGCCATATATGAGCAATTCTTCCACAAAATATCAGTATAATAGTCTTTTGGATATCGACGAGGAAACTCTCGATTATCTTAGTTTTGTAATTCCAGGTGGGGATGTATACAAAACGCCAATTGATGATGTTAATACATTTCTCAATGAGCTAGATACATTATATGAGGAATTGGAAAGAGAAAAACAAATTGCATAAAAGTAAAAGTTTTTGCTTGACATGTAATACTTCTTACTATATATTGTAGTTGAAGCAACAACAAGAAAGTATTCAAATATGATGATGCTATTACAAAATACTAATAATACAAACGACTATGCCTCTCAAATTAATGCAACTTATCATACAGATGAAGATCTGTTTGTCACAGTTGATCAGCGTCTACAAGAATTGTATGCCAAAGATAGTGATTTGGAAATGCTATTCCGTAGTTTAGCTGAAGGCATGGTTGCCGCAATGGGTTATGAAACATACAACGATATGGTTAAAGATATTGTTGGCATGGGAGAAATCCAATATGTACCAGTAACTAGTATTGATATTAACGATACAATGCAACGTTGGCCTGATCGTGAGAACTTGATTGATATCATTTCAGAATTTAATCCAGACTTTGTTAATCGTATCCGCACTTATTTAGATACAAAACGTAAAGATGGTAATGTATCACGTCATGTTGCTTGGGATGGACAACACACTGGACTAGCACTATACATTATTGGTGTATATGGTTTTGGTATGATGCCTGAACTGGTAACAGTACCAGTTGATCAATATCCAGGAGATGATCGTGCTGCAATCCGCCGCCGCTTTGTTGAGTTTAACAGTGGCCGTACCAGCAAGAAATTAGAAAACATTGACTTGTACAAACAGTATGTAGCAGGGTTCCGCCATGATGGACTTACTGATTTCTGGAACAACCGTTGCGTTAAGTTGCAAGAGTATTTTGAGAACTACAGTTACTATGCTACTAGCGAAAAGTTTGGTGATGAGAAACGTAGTGGTGCTTGGTCACGTATGACAGAAGTATTTAATCGTAACTTTCCAGTAGAAGTATTTGAGCGTGTGATGTATTATCATTCAGTTAGCAATGCTGACAAGCCGTTTATTGCAATGGAGATTGATAACCTTAGTGTATTCTTCCGTCAATGTATGGACGATGGAATTGTTATTACAGATGAATACATAGATGAAATGTCGTCTGTACTGTCAAAGATTACACAAAACACATGGGCTCCTAGTGGCACTGTTAAAGGACGCAAAGTACAAGCGGCATTCCAAAATCACTGTGATATCGAAAAGAAAGCAGGGCGTATGATTGAGGGCAAGACTTACCGTTGTAACCAAACGATTGTTGGGCCAAGCTGGATTGCAGGTGCTCTTAAAACAGCAGGATTTAAACACAAGTTACCAACTTTTGAAGTAGCATTTAACTTTACTGCGGAGGACTTAGTATAATGGCCATTCGTGAAGCAACAGATCGGGTACGTAAATCAACAACCGAAATGAAAGCCGCAATGCGAGGCAAATGTAAAACACCAGGCTGTAACAGTCACTTAACACTGTGGAAAGGTCCAGGTGAGAAAGAGTACTGTGATCCATGTCAGCGTAATTTTGCTGCATTTGGCGGTATGGCTACACCATCCAAAGCATACAGTCAGTTGCGTCAGACATCATGTAGTGATTGTGGATTTGATCCTGCTAAATTGCCACGTGTTAAAAAATACAAGGAAAGTGACCCCAAAAAATACAACAGCCTATTACGTGCCGCACTAACAGTAGATCATATTGATGGTAACCATGAAAACAATGATCCAGAAAATTTAGTAACACTGTGTAGTAATTGTCATAATATCAAAACAATTGAATACGGCGACAATCTTACTCCAAGTAATCAAAATATTTTATAATTTATTGCCTTTTACTGTTGACAACCAAGACGTTTTACCTTATAATGATGGTATAAGTTAACAAAAAGGAAACAATATGTTTGAAGTAATGTCAAAAGAAGATAAACAGACGTTGTTTGAATCAGCAGTAATTGATATCACAGCAGGTTGTATAGTTGATATTGATGATGCAAGTGGTTCATCCAACAGTGTTTGTATTGGTGACTTTCGTGACATTGGTTGGAGTACACGTGTAGCAACACGTGATAGTCTTTACTATGCTTGGAACGGTCCTAACCCTATCAAAGTTAATGGACAGATTGTTAACCCTGGTGAAACAACAGAAGAAGTTGAAATGGATTGGTCATAAAAGTTAAAAAAAGGCTTGACAACCAAGACGTTTTACTATATACTGTAAGTATAGTTAATAAAGAAGGAATACACAATGTTTAGAATCCCTAGCTTTTACCAAGAAACAGTAGATTTTACTAGTGCTTGGAATACAATTAAAAACTTTGGTCGTGGCGATGCTCTTGAAGGTATGAACGCTATGAACCGTGTTTGGGAAGAGCATGCCAGTGGTAGTGACCGCTTTGAAGAAGATGATGACTTTTATGAGTGGTATGAAGCTGAAGTGAATGCTTACAATGTTGTGTTTAAAAATATGGGCAAATTGTTTGCCTAAGGTATGTTATAATGTATGAAGGATATTACGCATATATGTTAAGAAGGACTAAAGAGGAAAATATGAAAGAAAAGATGAAAAAGATGAAAAATATAATTTTAACAGATTGCGATGGTGTTCTGCTCGATTGGGAAAATAGTTTCCATGATTGGATGTATGACAATGGATATAAAAAAGTTGTTGAAGGTGTTTATGAAATGGAAGTTGCTTATGACATTTCCAAAGCAGAATGCAAAAAATTAGTTAAAGAATTTAACCAGAGTGCTTGGATGTGCTGTTTGCCTGCTTTACGAGATGCACGAAGCGGTGTTGCCAAGCTAGTTGAAGCTGGATACACATTTACTTGTATTACTAGTTTAAGTTTAGATCCGTATGCAAAGAAGCTACGGGAGGAGAACTTGGCTAAGATATTTGGCCAAGATGTGTTTAATGATGTTGTGTGTTTGGATACTGGTGCAGACAAAGATGAAGCACTTGCACCCTACAAAGATACAGGACTTTATTGGCTTGAAGACAAGCCAGAAAATGCACAGTTGGGTGCAGACCTTGGTTTGAACACGATCCTTATAAATCATGAACATAATGTTGGGTTTATGGATAAACGAATTACTAACGTCGACAATTGGGCTCAAGTCTGTGATATTATTTTGTAATACGTTTAGTTAATACTTTCGTCTCCATAAATTGATAATACTTCAGACACGGCAGGATGTCTTTCCACATCACACCGGTTAAATTCAGTAAAGCCGATACGTTGTGTGTCGGTTTTTTTCAGTAAGAACATAAAGTCTTTTAACCCATTGTTGTCGAACCCCCTATCATGCTGAGCTAAGTCTCCTGTCACAACAATACGACTACCAACACCTATACGTGTTAGCAACATTTTCATTTGACTTGGTGTGGCGTTTTGCATTTCATCTGCGATAATGAATGCTTCTTTGAAAGTCCGCCCACGCATATATGCTAATGGGGCAACTTCAATTATGCCTTCTTCAATCATTGTTGTGATTTCTTTTGGAGTGTAATAATCTTCAAGTACATCGAAGATTGGTCTAGTCCATGGTGCCATTTTCTCTAGTAGAGTGCCGGGCAAAAAGCCATGTTGTTCATCCACACTTACTGCTGGACGAGTTACAACAATTTTCTCACAGTCGCCTTCCTTGAGCGCACGAACCGCCGCTAGCACTGCTAGCATGGTTTTGCCAGTACCCGCTGGGCCTGTTGCAAACACGATGTTTTTATTTGCATCGTCAAGTAACGTCAAGTAATCCTCCTGTGCAAGATTTTTAGGTAAAATAGTTACCCTTGAATTACGCTTTTTATATTTCCCGAAGTCAACAATTGGCTCCGAACTGTTGAACGATTTGGTTTTTCTAGCTCTTTTAGTCACTACGTCATTCTCCTTTTGTAGTTTATATTTGCTAGACTTGAGCCCAAGTTGTTCATTGGTATTTAACAGATTGACGTCAAACACCTTTGATAGTATAATGAAATAACAAAATAGTTTCTTGTTTGTATAAATAGTTACAACAGCAATTAGGTAAATGAATAATGATTGAACCACAAGACATAACAGACACAATTAGTAGTATCTATGACGGTAATAGTAAGCTAGATATGCTACTCGAATTTGAGGGCGTATTAGACAAGTTACACTTGTATGCTTATAAAAACTGGATCAAAGGCGAAATTGTAGCTGGACCAGAAATTAGTCGCTATTGGATTGAAGCCACAGTGATGTATCCTAGAGATTTCATGCCAGATCCAGAAGGTTCGTTACGACTTACCAAACATGGTTGCTATGTGTATTTTCAGAAAGAAACATACATTGTAAGTAAAGAAATTAAAACACCAGATGATCTTGAAACAACTGACCGAGGCGAACGTAAGCCTAAGAAAATTGAAAAAGATGTTTGGCTAGTGCGTATCGTGATGCCACGCCACTTTGTGGACGAATTTAAAAGTCAGCAAATTGAAGTTAACGGCGTTGAAATTGACATGAGTGATGTTAGTGATGCTTACGAACAAGGACTAGATAGCGAAGAGGCTTTAAAAAATGACAATGACCCAGACCAAGATATTTGAGGGATTAACCCACGAAGAAATGCAAGGACTAGTCAATAGTGTAGTTAGTATTGACCAGTATAAACCTAAAATTGGCGAAAACGCAGATACTGTTGTGGTAGCACTTACTGTACAATATGAGAAGCCAGCCAAAGATTTAAGTAACTTTATTGAAACAGGTGTAAATGAGCATTTGGATGTTGAAGCTAGCCCTGCACCCAATCAGGACGGCGAGTACAAAGTGTTTGTTGAATTCCAACGTAATAAAGATTTATATGAAAAAATATCTGGTATGTTGTCACACATTAATAAAATTACCAGTGATGCTGGTGAATGGCAATACACTGGATACAAACTTGATGATCCACGTACACTTGATGAGGAACGTTTTACTAGAGATATTATTACTGATCCAGAGATGTATCGTCAGAAGTTTGAAAAGACAGCCGGTCAGGAGATCGCAGAACGCATGGACTTTTTAGTTAAATATTAAAATGGCCAAAGAAGAAATCTTTACGGTTACTGGTAAAATTATCGATTGCATGCCCAATGCAACATTCAAGGTAAAGATTGAAGATACCGATAATATTATTATTGGACTTATCAGTGGAAAAATTCGTAAATTTAACATAAACATATTGTTGGGCGACCGTGTAGACTTAGAGCTATCACCCTATGATCTATCCAAAGGCCGTATCGTTTATAGACACAAATAAGGTAGACCATTATGGGATATAAAATTTCAGCGGCATTACTGGTTGTAATTATGGCAATGAGTGGATTAGGCTATTGGTATTATACCTCAAGTCAAGCAACTATCCAAGTATTAACAGCAAACAATGCTAAACTTGATACAGCAATACAATTAAACGAAGAAGCAATAACTTCGTTACAAGCAGACTATACAAGAGTCCTAGAACAAAATACTAAAATACAAGAACAATATGCAGACATTCGTCAGCAAAATAATCGTCTCAGAGATAAACTGTCTGACCTAGATTTAGGTCTTATTGCAAGTGAAAAACCAGACAGCATTGAACGAGCGATTAACAATGGTACCATCAATGCTGGACGTTGCTTTGAAATACTAAGTGGCGCACAGTTAACGGAGAAAGAAACAAATGCAGAAAACGGTGAACAATTTAACAAAGAGTGTCCTTGGCTTTGGCCTGGTAATATTACTGGCGAGTTGCAGTAGCTTACCACAAACTGTCGAAATCAGCGCAAAACCTGTCGAAAAACCACAACTCATTTTACCTCCAGTAGATCAAGTTAACATGCGATCAGTGGATTGGGTAGTTATCAATCAGGATAATCTAGATGAGAAGATTAGTCAACTCACAACAAACGGAAAGCCGTTGGCTATGTTTGTACTAACTGGAGACGGTTACAGTAACTTAGGACTAAACTTCAGTGATATACGTGCTTTAGTCCAGCAACAAAAAGCAATCATTGTTGCTTATGAAGAATATTACCAACAGGCAGAAGAAACACTTGACAATGCTGTCACAATCGATTAAACTCGTTGTAATATGTCAGATCCTTACACCACACTCGGCGTAGACCGAAACAGCACAGACAAAGATATCAAGAGTGCATTTCGTAAACTAGCGCACAAACATCACCCTGACCGTGAAGGCGGAAGTGAGGAAAAGATGAAGGCAGTTAATGAAGCCTATCGTCAGATCCGTACACAGGAAGATCGTGACACCTTTAATCGCCCACAGCAAGAATATCCACAGGGGTTTGGACCTAATGGATTCCAAGGCATGGGCGGTTTTGAAGATATGTTTGCTAATTTTGGATTTCGTAAACCACACCCACAAATGAATCCAAACAAAGATATACATATAAATTACAACATTACTATGGAAGAGATCTGTCTAGGTGTAAATAAAGACATACAGATATCATTGCCCGCAGACAGAAAAACCACAGTACATATAAAAATCCCACCCGGCATCAAACACGGACAAAGAATTAAATTTAGTGGATGTGGAGAAACTACACACAAAGGCTTTACATCTGGTGATTTATATGTTACAGTAGTAGAACAATTACACCCATTATATGTACGACAAGAAAACAACTGTTGCATAAAACAAAGTATAGATCTTTACACTGCTATGACAGGCGGTGAGCTGGAGGTCAACAGTATCGACAATAGTAGATATAAATTAAAAATTAAACCCGGAACTCAACCAGGAACACGGTTGCGTATACCAGAAGCAGGATTTCCAATACTCAACACAAAACGTACTGGAGATTTAGTAGTAACAATAAACGTAGTTATTCCTGCCGTATCTGATGTAAATATACGTATAAGCGACCTCAATAAGGAAAAATAAAATAATGTCAAACGAACGTTTAGAATTAATGGTAACAAAAGCATTTAAAATTGCAGAAGAGTTTAGTCACAAGTATGTAACTCTAGAGCATGTATTATGTGTGATTTTAGAAGATCAGGATGTCATTGATGTGATTGTTGAATTGGGAGGTGACCCACTTCAGATTAGCGATCATACGTATGCATATTGTCATACAGAACTAGAAGAAATTAAAGTTGTAGGTACACTACGCCCAACTAAAACACAGGCACTGGAACGTGTATTTAATCGTGCATTTACACAAGCACTGTTTAACGGACGTCAACAACTTACAACAGTGGATGTATTGTTGAGTATCCTGAGCGAAAAGAATAGTTTTGCAACATACATCTGCGCAAACAATTTTGTAACACGTGAATCATTACTAGAGCATTTGGCAGACAAAAACGATCAGGCTGAACTAGACAGCAACGACCCACGCAGTAAAAAAGAAGCAGTACTGCGTAAGTTCTGTGTTAACTTAAACAAGGAAGCAGAACAAAACAAATTAGATCCACTTATTGGACGTAAAGAAGAAGTAGACTTACTGACACAAACACTGGCCAGACGTAAAAAGAATAACGTTGTATTAGTGGGCGATGCTGGTGTTGGTAAAACTGCAATTGCTGAAGGACTGGCACATCGTATTGTAACAGCAGATGTTCCAGAAACTATTCAAGGACACACAGTATACAGTTTGGATATCGGTGCATTATTGGCTGGTACAAAATATCGTGGAGACTTTGAAGAACGTATGAAAGAGATACTGGATATCTTGGAAACACGTGATGATGCTATCTTGTTTATTGATGAGATACACATGATTATGGGCGCAGGGTCAGCAGGACAAGGAGCAATGGATGTTGCTAACTTACTGAAGCCAGCACTACAAAAAGGCAAACTACACTGTGTAGGCAGTACAACATATGAAGAATATCGCGAAAAATTTGAGAAAGATCGTGCTTTAGCAAGACGCTTTTATAAGATTGATGTACCTGAACCAACACCAAGTGAAGCACGTGAGATTGTGACACAGAGTATTGCAACATACGAAACATATCACAACTTACAGATTAGTCCAGAAGCAATACAAGCGGCTGTAGACTTGAGTGTACAATATCTACATGATAAAAAGTTGCCAGACAAAGTATTTGACGTTATTGACAGCGCATTTGCTCGTCAGCGTGTAACTGAAACAGGTAAACGCAAAAGTCTTATTGATGAAGACTTAATTAAATATGAGATTAGTAAACTTGCACGTATTCCACTAGACACAGTTGTTAATGTCAAGAAGCGTGAAACACAAATGATTAATATCGAACAAAAACTGCGTGATAGAGTTTTTGGGCAAGACGAAGCAATTGACTTATTGGCGGATGCTGTTTATATCAGTAAAGCAGGACTAAAAAGCAAAGACAAGCCTGTTGGTACTTACTTGTTTACTGGACCTACTGGTGTTGGTAAAACTGAAACTGCAAAAGCAATTAGTGAATTACTTAATATGCATCTTGTACGTTTTGACATGAGTGAATATCAGGAACGTCACACTGTTGCTAAACTTATTGGTGCACCTCCTGGCTATGTTGGACATGGTGATGGTAAAATGGGTAGCGGACAACTTATTAATGAGTTGGAAAAGACTCCCAACTGTGTATTACTGCTTGATGAAGTAGAAAAAGCACACCCAGATGTTTTAAACGTTATGTTACAAGTAATGGACAACGGCATGGTGACAAGCAGTGACGGTAAAGCAGTGAGTGCTAGAAATGCTGTTATTATCCTAACCAGTAACTTGGGCGCCGCTGACAGTGAAAAGAATGTAATTGGATTTAGTGGTGGTAAACATGATACTGCACAAGACAAAGCAGTTAAAAACTTCTTTAGCCCAGAGTTCCGCAATCGGTTGGATGCTACTGTTAAGTTTAATAAACTTGACCGTGGACACATCAACAAAGTTACTGATAAATTCCTTAATGAACTAAAATATATGGTCAAGGATCGTGGTGTTACATTAACGTGGACACCAGCAGTAACTGATTGGTTGAGTGATCGTGGATTTAGTGAAACAATGGGTGCAAGACCAATGGCACGTGAGATTAATGAAAATATCAAGAAGCCACTTGCACGTAAAATGCTGTTCGACGATTCGGAACTTAGTGATATTCAAGTAGACATCAATAATGACACAGTGCAAATTGAATATCGATAATATACGAGAACTTTGTAAACAAACAGGTGTTAAGTATACACTGAGCAACAAAGCATTCTATCGAAAATTTGCATACAACATTAGTTTACGTAGTATCTCCATGTGGCAGTATCGTGATAGTGACAATTTATATGCAATAAAGCGTGAATACATGAATCTAGTTGCTAAACAACACAAAATAACCAAACTAATGGATCGATTGGATATTGAATATCGCTTTAGACGTGAGCAAAACTTTAATTTGTATTTGAGTGACAGTAGTATAGTACGCCGTATCTTAAACACAATGAGTGATGATGTATTATTAATTGATGGTCCTAAAAACGATCAACATTTGGATGTATTATTATCCAATCGTAAAGCAATAGTAAAATCACAGTTGTATTACAAGAAGTATCGCTTTAAAGTTGCGTATAACACCAATACAGTGTTTAAAGAAGAAATATTACCAGTGTTATCTCAATATCTCAAAAACACACCAATAGAAAATGTCAAAGTAAGCAGTAATTACTACAAACTTATAAGGGATATGGAAGCTGAACAGTCAAAAGCATGGGTTAGTAATATGAAGCCAGCCAGCAACTACTCTAATATTGCCAATTGGCACTATCGACCTAAAATTAATTCATGGCATGTTGTTAGCATATATTTTGCTGATGAAGAAGATTATGTAATGTATAAAATGATGGTGGGCGGTGATACATTGCATGAATATGAAGTGGTATTACAACAGGACCTGTAACAGATAAATAACTATAGTTATTTAAGGAGAAGGTTATGGCAAAAATTGCAGAAACTACAGTAGTAATTAAAGCCAGTAGACTGGTTAGAGACGATGAGCAAATATTAGCACCACTGGACGAAGGTCTACTTGATCAGCTATCAGCTATCGTACAAGAATTGGCAGGTGAAGGTACACTTGTAGAGATCATTAAGGAATAAGAGATGAGCAACGTCAGTTATACAATGTTAACACACAAAGCAGAATTAAGCTATAAAGGCGACAATATTAAGGCTGATGCCTTTTATGGTAATACTGACGGCTTACACACAGTAAGTGTAAAATTTGATGATTTTGTTGGAAGAGTTTATATCGAAGGCACATTGGCCACAACACCAACTGAGCAGGATTGGTTTCCAATATATTTAACGTCAGGTACTACGTATAAACAGTATCCAGTAAACAGTGCAGTGCCAACAGGCTCAGTTGGAGACACTGGTACAGACGGATTTACGTTCCGTGTAAACGCAATTTATTTAAGAGCGAAAATTGATCGTAGTCATTTAGGTGCTGGTGCGTATTCTCAAGTGGCACATGGCCGAATTGACCAAATACTTTTGAACGTATAGGCATAAATACTACTAATAAAAGATAAAGGTAAATGTAGTATGGCAATCTATGCAAGTTCTTCAACTATAACAGCACAAACAGTCCCGTCCATTAAACTTGACAGGTCAACATTAACTGACGATCAAGTTTTACAGTGGAACACCACACAGGGTAATTTTATAAATTCCAATTTAAGTATAGGCGGTAATCCAGCGGTTACTTCCTTTCAAGCAGGTGACGGTGCTACTGGTACATCATTAATTGGTGCTAGAACTGGTACTGGTAACCATACACAAATTATAAAAACATTAAAGGTTGGTGCCAATTTAGATATTACTGGCACTGGTACAGATGTTACAATTAGTCTCGCTAATGGCGGTGCTTTACTCAACACAGGTAATAATGTTGGTGCTGGTCAAGAAGTATACAAAAGCGTAGCCAATAATATACTACAATTTCGTACATTAACTGCAACAGGCAGTAACCTTGCTATTACAACCAATGGCGATGAAATAGAATTTAACAACACAGCAGAAATTAATACAGCAAGTAACTTAGGTACTGGGCAGTCTATATTCAGTGCAAAGACGGGCGCAGACTTAGCGTTTAACAGCATTGATGTATCTGGACAACTAAGTGTAAGCACAGCCAATAACACAATTACAATTGCTCCAAACTACGGATTTGCAGCCGGCGATGAAGGCGAACTTGTGCAAGTTAATGGCGGTGCTTTAAGTACATTAACAACAGGCGCAACTGGTTCATTCTTAATGAGTGGTGCTGGCGGACTTGAGTGGAGTACAACTACTGCTAATACAAGAATATTTAAAGTTACATTTGAGCAGGATGGCAGTGTGGAAGCATTTAGTCAAGTACCGGCAGATTTAACTGTTTCCAGAATTGGTAACGAACTTACTGTAATACACAGCTTTAATACTTGGCCAAAAAGTGTAACCTATTTTGGTTTTGACAACACAAACAATCAATATAAATTACGTTATCCAACCGGTAACTATCAAGTGTTACTTGATGGTGCAAATCCAACCACTACATTTAAGATACAACTTATATCCTCTGTGGCTGGAGCAGACGTTAACCAACATGCATATGTAAACTTGGTGTTCTAAAATGAGTAATCTTAATCCACCAAAGTTACTGAGTGTTGGGATACAAGTACAAGGAATAACAGCATACTGGGCCGCAAGCACTCCACAAAAAGATATTGATGGCAATGCCAAACAGTGGCGTTTAGAAATGAACGTCAATGCACAACTACACAGTGGTGTTGAAAGTACAGTCCCTTTTCAGTATGACGGCAGAAACATTGCAGTGGGCGACTACGTTGCCACTGGTGCCAATGGATTAATTTTACGTATTGATGCAATTGAAAGTGCCAATGTAAGTACAGTTGTTTGTTTAGCAAGTGACGAAGATAGACTCAACGCACTTATGGATCAAACACAGTTTGGTGACGGAAGTATACTGGAAGGTCCTGGTATATGTTTTGAAATAGAAAACCAAATGCCAGTGCTGTTTCCATTACCAAGTGTATTGCCAGCAGGATTTAGTCGTGGGTTTGCTACACAGATACTCAGCAGATTTTTACTGCGTGAAAAACGAGACACATTAACTATTGAACAAGCCGGACATGGGCTTGCAAAGAAACAAGCAGTTGTTTTAAACAATACTGGACAGTATCAAGCTGTTGATTATACAGCGGCTGATGCTACAATGACCAAACGTATTATTGGTATTGTTGAAGAGCCAAAATGGCCAACAGACGATCACTTCCGTATGCGTACAGTTGGACCAATTGTAGACATTATGTTGGGCGGCAATCCTGGTACTCTTTATTTTGTTGACCCAGCAAGCACAACTGGACAACTGTATCACTTAGACCCCAACAGCGCACAAGCAGCCAGTACTACTGCTGACCCAGTATACATTGTTATTGATGATCACAGAGCAGTATTTTTTGCCAGCGGATTAGTAGACAATACATCGTCAACACAGGCATTTATAGTAGCAAATCAAACTGAATTACTTGCACTAGCACCAGGGCCAGGAGATACAGCATTTGTTATAGACAGTGGTAATCCACTAGGGCCAGGCGAATGGGCATATTACATTTATCAGGGCGGTGGATGGAAAGCACTCAGTACACAAGATGGCGGTGGTGCAGACAGTCAAACCAGTTATAAGGCTATAGTAACACACAACGGAATGAACACAGTTAATATACATCGTGTAGACCATAATGTAAGAGTACTCAATGTAAGTATTGAAGTTACCACAGCATTTAATGGCGGCGCTACATTAACAGTGGGCGATAATAATAATTTTACAAGACATATGACCGCAGATGAGAACGATCTCAGTGAAGTAGGAACATACTACAGTTTTCCAAATCATTTATACAATGAAGCATCGGAAATTCATGTTAGTGCTTTTTTGAATAAAGGTGCAGCCACTGTGGGCGAAGCAGAGGTTTTGATCACCTATGCATAAATACGTATAGAGGATATTAGGAGCAAAAATGGCACTTATTAAACAGTTTGGGCTAGCAGGTGTATACGAAAACGTTCAGTTCGGCAAGGGCAACGGACGTATTAAGTTTGACCAATCAGCGAACGCATTTCTTGTACGCAACTTAGCTGACTCAAGTTTAGTTAATGCTCGAGTTGCTGAGCCAATTGAAGATAGTGATGCGGCAACAAAATTTTATGTTGACAGTGTAGCACAAGGACTTGACCCCAAGGAAGCAGTTGTTGCGGCAACAAACACAATAACAACAAACATAGACGGCGACATTTCAGGTACACCATTACCTAATGATATGTCAAACTTAACATACATTACTAATGATGATAAATGGACACTAAGTGGCGGCGTAATTGACGGTGTAACACTAACAACTAACGACCGTGTATTAGTTAAAGATGCTACTGGTGCTGACGCAGTTGGTAATGGTATATTTGTATTTGCCGCAGGTGAGCTAACCCGTTCAGCTGACGCAGACAATGATATAGCAGGAACACAAAACGAAATCGGCGGCGGTACATTTGTATTTGTGATAGGCGGTACAGTATGGGAAAACAGTGGATGGGTTGTAACATCACCAAAAGCCACAGCCGTACTAAAAACAGACGACATTTTATTTGCACAGTTTAGTCGTGTTACTGGCATATATGCAGATGACGGCCTTGGAAAATCCGGCAATAAAATATATGTTAGAACAGATGGAACAACCACACATATTGATAACGACAATGTGTCGGTTAAAAGTAGCACAACACAATACCAATCATTAGTAAGTGATGGCGCTGGCGGCACAGCCAATTGGAGCGCAATCAGTTTAAATGAAGCAGATGCTACACAAAACACACTACTACGTTCACGTGGTGGGTTTGGTGCAGATGCCAGTGCATTTGCTGACCAGAGTATATATCTTAGTAACTTAACAAGTAACACCACTACAGAACTAAGCGTTGGTGCAGCCAACACTGTATTACGTGTTGACGCCAACGGTGTCTTAAGTTACGGAACAGTTGACTTAGCTAACAGTGTATCAGGTATTTTACCTATTACAAAGATCAGCACAGGCACAGGCGACAATCAACAAGTTATTACCACTAATAGTGGTGCTAATGTTTGGACAGATGTAACTGAACTTAAAGGATTAGAAGCTTCTAGACAGGTAGCATTTAATTCAAGTTCTGTATCAATTGGTGCAGCTTTACCAGCAAACGCAAGAGTTACAAGTGTAAAAGTATCAATTACATCAGCGTATCAAGCATCAACATCAATTATTGTTGGAGATGCAACTGATCCAGATGCATTAGTAACAGCAGATGAGATAGATCCAACTGTAGTTGGAATTTATCAAATTGATCTAATGCATCATTATGTAAACAGTACACAAAGTATCTTAGCAGTATCAAACTCAGGCAGTGGTACTGGGTATGTAATGTTAACATACATTTTAGATTAACACAGGCTTTTTAATAAAAAAGCATAAATAAAAGTAAGCGCAATAGGCGCAGAACCATATTTTAGGAGAATTATTATGGCTTTAACAACAGCAGCAAAAGGTCAAGCAGGTAACGGACTTGGCGGACGCACACAAATCGTATCAGCACCAGTAGCAGACCAAGCAGAGTATGATGCAATCATCGAAGGCTTTGGAGCAACAGGTACAGTAGCAGGCGCAGACGGCGCACACGGTGGAACAGTACACTTTGCAATTCAGCAGACAGCTGACGTTGCAGGTACAGTGGCAGCGATCACAGTAACAGCAGTATGTGACTTCAAAGATAACGTATAATACGTAATTTTTAGTTAAATTAAAATAGGCGCCTAGTGCGTCTATTTTTTTGACTTTTTTTAAAAAAAGGCTTGACTTTAGTATTACAATACGCTATATTATATACATAACTTGACAGTAATAAGATTACAGTCAGACCAGTTTTAGATAAGAACTTGGCTGGAGATAAGACATACAAATAGACAAGATAACAAGCCCACCAATGGTGGGTTTTGTTTTTTAATAAATACAAACATAAGTGATACTTATCGACAGCAACCTTAGGTTGACTGACAGTGGAAACACTGAACGGAGTACAAAATGGCAGTAACACAGAACCTGAAGGGCACAAGCTACCCTTCTTTTAAAATTCAGAAGGCTGGACCTACCTTATACCAAGGGTCAATTACCCCCGCATTATCAGCAGTTAACGGAGACATGTATCTACAGCATGGCAGTGAAGGCTCAGTATGGGTATACAACAACGAATGGACTAGAATTGAAACTGATATCAATGATGCAATTGATAACTTTACCATTTACAACAGTACAATGGCCACCAGTAAAAATGTTAGTCATGTATTATGGGGAGAGACCACTGATGGTAATGAAACAGAATTATCCCCCAGTTCAAGTTTTGGTATAGACACAACCACAACTACTATTGATAGTATAGCAGTAACCACAGACCAAGGGTCAGCAATTGGACAGATTCATATACCAACTGACACCGCTGGATTAGTGGAAGCTCGTTTTATTGCGAGAGATGCAGACAACAATGACCATGCAGGGTATGTTATACGTGGTGTAATTACCAATGATAGTGGAAGCACAACACTACTAACTAATCCAGTGGAAGAAATTATTGGCGAGAGTGTTAATTCTTGGTACGCACTGATAGCCGCAGACGATGCAACTGATTGTTTAAGTATTAGAGTAAGTGGCGAAAATGGTAAAACTATCAAATGGACAGCGTTTGTAAACTTAACATTGGTCACAAAGACTTGATAAATACTCCTAGTAGAGGAGAGAAACTATGAACACAAACAGTATTTGGTGGACAGCACCGGAGTACTTTAGCAGATGGAGACTATTCCCAAGAGCATTTATTACAATGTACATTTACCTACTGTATAAGACAGTAATTTGGTTCCAGGACCTACCAGCACCAACTATGGAACAAGCTGGACTAGTAAGTGTAATTGTAGGCGCAGGCGCCGCTTGGTTTGGGTTGTATGTTAATAGTACTAGTAGTAAATTTAGTGGTGTACAAGTAGACACAACACAAACAGGCAGTATGCCAACTCAGAAAAGCAGTACATCAGTGGCACCAGTTGAAGCTGAAGCAGACGATGAGCCAGTAATTATTAGACGAAAAAGGGCATAACAATGCATTATATACGACTATTGACAAGTGAAGAATTAGAAGAAACACAAATGGTATCTTGGTACAACACCGTAATGCGGTTTGCACCAGTTAATACTGTAATGGTTGATGACGATGACTCACTTGACGATATGTTGGAAGTAGAAGAAGAAGTAGGGGATGAAGGCTTCCCCTACGTCTACATTGTAGAGCTACGCAGAGACTTAATTGCCCGTGAAGCAGAATTTATTGTAAGTGCATGGGACATGCGTTATGATAATGATTATGAAATAGAAACAAGTAATCTATATCGTCCAGATGCAGACATTCAACACCCATTTGATATCGAAATGGAAGATGAAGTACATCAGAATATACAACTTGAAGCCGCTAAGTTTTTGCACAACCGTTGGGTGGAAGCAAAGAACTTGGATGGATGGCGTTATGGTACACGCCTAAATATACAAGAAAAAAGTCATCCAGCAATGCGTGATTGGGATAATTTAAGCGAAGCATATCGCAAATATCCAACAATGACTAAAACAGAAGCATTGGATTTTTACACAAAGTACCGTCACCTTTTTAATTAAACCTCTTGACATCTTGTAAAATTTACGCTATACAGTAAATAAGCTAAATTTACTCAGGAGCGTATAATGCTAACTACATCTCAAAAAGAATTTCGTGCAAAAGAATTACAAGCCCGTGTACAAGGTTTGTATCGTGCTAGTCAACTACCACGAGGATCCGGCTTAACATATTATTATATGTGTCCAAAAAACAAAGCAAAAGATATAGTAGAAGTAGCATATCTTGCCTATGCACTGCTACTTACAAAATTATGTAATTCAACACAAACCAATACACTGCTAACAGTAATCGCAACCATGTGTGAGGATCGAGGTGTACTTCCAATCACCGGAACCGCAGAGCAAAAAGATCTTGCAAAACGTATTTTAATGCACACTAAAAATCGTTCATCAGAAAAAGTTATGCACCGTTCATTCTTTGGAGAATATCCAGTAAGTGCTCATTTAATGTAAAAAAAATTACTTTTTTAGTTGACAACCAAGACGCTTTACCGTATAATAGTAGTATATTGTTAGGAGACACTTATGAATTATCTAGTCACAGAACCCGGCTTAACTATTTTTAACTTTGCACAAAAAATTACAGCATCGCAGTACCAACTTGCACAGCAAGTATTCGGCTCAGATGCGTTTACCGCTGTGCCTTATACACGCAAGCAACAGCAAGCAATCCGTGCAAACTTCCCTAGTAAATTTACACATACCTTTACTGCAAAACAAACTACTAATTTGTTGCAATCATATGTTTAATCAAGACTTACAGCGTGTAGGATTTGCATGCAAGTACATGCACCCAGACCAGACACAAAAGCCAAAAATACTTAAAGAAGTACAAGGTGCTTACAGTGAACGCAGTACTACTATCACATGGCTTAACAATCAAAAGCAATCAGTAGCAGAAGATAAACTGTGGTTTTGCTTGGATACTAACTGGCAAAATGCATATCGTCTGATTGAGTATGTGGGTAACTTACCACAAGGTCAGCGTATGGTACGACTGGGCAGTAATATGATGCCTGCATATACACACACCGACTGGGCTTGGTTTTACAAACAGAGCGATGTACGAGATGCCGCGGCCAAAGGCTGGGCACAAGTAGGAGAGTTAGCACGTAAACTTGATGTGCGTGTAAGTATGCACCCTGGACAATTTACTGTATTGGCAAGTGACAATCCAGAAATAGTAAATAGAAGTGTAGAGGAGTTCGAGTATCATGCGGATATCATCAGGTGGATGGGTTATGGTAAAAAGTGGCAAGACTTCAAGTGTAACGTCCACATCTCAGGACGTCAAGGTCCAGCCGGTATCAAAGCCGTCCTTCCAAGACTGTCTACAGAAGCACGAAACTGTATCACTATTGAAAACGACGAAAACGCATGGGGTCTCGAAGCTAGCCTAGAACTAGAAAACGATGTTGCACTGGTGTTGGATATACATCATCACTGGTGTCATAGTGGAGGAGAATACATTGACAGAACTGACGATCGCTGTAAACGTATTATTGACAGTTGGCGTGGTGTACGTCCTAGTATGCACTACAGCGTCAGTCGTGAAGACTTGCTGGTTGATCATCCAATGGATCAAAAGCCTGACTTCCAAAGACTATTAGAACAAGGCTACAAGAAAGCAAAACTACGAGCGCACAGTGACTACATGTGGAATACGGCAGTCAATGAATGGGCTAGCACGTTTCGTAATGACTTTGACATTATGGTAGAAGCGAAGTGCAAAAACTTGGCAAGTATTCCGTTTGAAGAAAGTATGTAATGATTTTATATCTTAAAACACATAATGTTACAGGTATGAAGTATCTTGGACAAACAACTAGAAATCCATACAAATATGAGGGATCTGGTGTTTATTGGCGCCGGCACATAGAGATGCATGGCAATAATGTAACAACTGAAATACTTTACCAAAGTGACAACCAAGACAATTTTAAAAAGGTTTGTATAGACTACTCAGCAAAATTTGATGTTGTTAATAATAAAATGTTTGCAAATCTAGTTGAGGAACATGGAAATTCACTTGGTGGTAAAGCTAATCCCAACTACAAGACTGGCATGTATACAGGGCGTTTAGATAATCCTGAACTATATAGACAGTTAGACAGAGATCGTCATTCTGTACAATGGGATAATAAAAAAGAACACACGCACCCTAGGATGAACTTCTTTTATCATAAACGTATGGGCAATAAAGAACGTGCTGAATACTATTGGAATATATGGTACAACATGGCTCCTAAGAAAAGTAATAATCGACAAGCACTCTGGAAAACAGATACATTTGAAATGTGGTATAATCGTAAAGGCAACGATTTGGACTTTAGAGAGAAATAGAACTAATATGATCAATAGAGTTACCCCATCACAATTAGCTGATCTGGCAATGCACATAGATCAGGTTGATCCTATTGATTGGGGGATGTTAAGTATAAAAGAAGAAGATGCATATCTAATGATGGCACAACAAGTGTTGGATATGATTAGAGAAATTGAAGATGACAAGCAACTATTGGTTGCTGCTGCAAGTTTAACAAAACTAACTGTGGAGAACTTTGTGCTTAATACTCAACTATATCAAAATACAACTTTGAGTCCTGATAAGCATAAATAATAGCAACAGGGGATTTTGATATGGCAAAACAAGATTTAAATTTAGGCGCCACACCTAACGATGGTACAGGCGATCCACTCCGTGATGCAATGGACAAAGTTAATGATAACTTTCTTGAAGTTTATAATGCATTGGGCGGAAGCACACCAACTACCATTGTCAACAGTGGACAACTAGAACTAACAGGTTCTAACAAAATTACATTTTTATACGCAGACTTAGCATCATTACCATCAGCATCAAGCTATCATGGAATGTTTGCTCACGTACACGCTACTGGAGGAGCATACTATGCTCATGCAGGAAGCTGGTTAGAATTAGCAAATAAGTCAACAATGGATGCACTTACTACCAGTAGTTTAACTGACGTAAGCAGCACAGCACCAAGTACTGGACAAGTTTTAAAATGGGACGGTTCAGAATGGGCACCAGCCGCAGACAGCGCAGGTAGTTCACTTGGAGCAGATGCAATTACAGCAGGCATGATTGCTGAAAATGTTGTAACAACTAGAGAAATTGCAGCAAACACAGTTGCCGTGGGCGACTTGGCTACAGATATTAGCATAGACTTTTTAGCAGACGTAGATACCACCACTGTTGCCCCTACAGATGGTCAAGCTCTTGTTTGGGACAATGCAAATAGTATCTGGGAACCAGGCACTATATCAAGTGGTAGTAGTTATGCTGACAGTGATGTTGACACACACCTAAACATAAGTGGCGCATCAAGCGGACAAATACTAAGTTGGAATGGAACTGACTATGCGTGGGTAGCAGACCAAACTGGCGGTGGTGGTGGCGGAACACCTGGCGGCTCTGACACACAAGTACAATACAACAACAGCGGCGCATTTGGTGCAGAAGCTGACTTTACATACAACGCAAGTACCAACACATTAACAGTGGTTAACTTAGTTGCAACTAATATTACTGCAACTGGTTCTGGCACACAGACAATTAGTGCTGGTGCTAACATCGAACTAGATGCAACAAACCGTGTACTAGTTACAGACACACCATTTAGGTTAGCAAGTTTTACAACAACTACACGTAATGCTATTGCAAGTCCCGTAAATGGTGATATGATTTACAATACTACAACTAACCAATTAGAGAGTTATGAAAACGGTGCTTGGGTAGCAACAGCTGGATCAGGTAGTAGTTATTCAGACTCAGATGTTGATACACATCTTAATACTAGTAGTGCAACTAGTGGACAAGTATTGAGTTGGAACGGAAGTGACTATGCTTGGGCTGCAGACGCAACAGGTGGTGCAACAAGTATTAATACTGCTGGTAACACAGGAACAGGTAGTGTAACTTTTGCAAGTGAAACATTAACAGTAACTGGCGCTACAGGACAAATTGATGTTGATGCGGCAGGATTTGCTCTATCATTAAGTTTAGATGCAGACTTAACTGGTTTAACAACTATTAACACACATACTATTCCAAGTGGTACAGGAACATTAGCACTAACAAGTGATATTCCTGCAGACAACACACCAACATTTGCTGTAACAGCACCAGATAGTGGAAGATATCAGTTTGACGGTGCAGGTACTGATGGTGATGACAACGCAACATTATATCTATATCGTGGATTTACATACAAATTTGCAGTTAATAGTTCAGGACATCCTTTCCATATTCAAACATCAAGTGGTGCTTACAATGCTAGTAACTTATATAC